AATTACACGAAAATAAAATAAAACAAGTTTATAAAATATCGGTTAATGAGAGTAATTCCTATTTAAACGAAAATTATATTTTACATGTAAACGCCTTTTTTTCACTGAAAACGGTTTACAAGCCATTGATATATAACAGGAAAAAAAAAGAAATAAAAAAATAAACGGTTTTTACTCCCTCCCCTTGTACCCGCTAGCCTCCTGGTAGCTCAAAAAAATATTTTACGCGACCTAACCCCTCTAAAAACCTTTTATTTTTTTATTTATTTATTTATTTATATATATATCAAGTAATTAGCGAGGTTTTTTGGTGAAAAAAACCCGTTTACATGTAAAATAAAAAAATGGCGCAAAATGAGAATGATTCTCATCTAATATGAAAAAATTATTTTTCTGGATGCTCAAAAAACTATTTTATTTTTAAATGAGAATGATTCGCAACAAAAATCGTGCCAAGTTGGCCAAATGAGAAACGTTATCATGGGCGCATCCTGGCCGATTCTATGGCGATTTCAGCGCATTTGTGGTCAGTCTTAGTGTTTGCATTGGGTACTGGTTTAAAATTGATTCTAGAAAATTGGTACGATTGTTGATTTTTAGACAATAAAAAACCCGCGATTAGCGGGTTTATTTTGAGTTTAGGATTATTTTATCCTTTCAATTAAGATACTTTCGTTGCATCTTATAAAATGATCAATTTTTAATTTATCTATAGCGTGTTGATCAGCATTATCAAAATGCAAAAAATAAACAAACTCCACTTGCTTTTTATCTGTTTTACCTGTTGTAACATCATATTCCGATACTCTAAAAAGTTTATTGTTCATCATTGTATCACCTCGGTTTTGCCTGAAGGGTAGGCTATGAAACAATAATCAAGGTTTGAATGGTCACATTCATCAAGAGAAACAGGCATATAATCCCGCCCTTCTAGTATAACGGCCATTGGTTCACCGCTTGCGCGGCTGAGAGTCTTTGCTTGATGTTGTGCGTGTATAAGTTGCATGTTTGTTTTCCTTTTGTGTGTTGTGTTGTGGGGTTAAATATTAAACAATTCTGCACACGTTGGCGCTCGTTTTGTGTTGTATATCGTGTTTCGTATATGGTTGATCTTAGCAACACATAACAAGGTAAGATAATCGTTTAAAAACATGGGGGAATTCCTTTGTGTTGTGGTATGCGGTAGTGCATGAGGTAACTATAAGACAATGCGATATCTAATGCAATATGTTTTGATTATGTATTAAAGATTGTTTTGTTATAAGTAATAATTTTTTAAGCTTTATATTGTGCTATACATTGCGCTTTATATTGTGCGGCAGATTTCGTTTTGTGTTGTGTATACGGTACCACTCAGTGGTGCGCACTGTATAGGTGCCAAGTGGCTACAACCTTATACATTGAGGGGATTACTTAAAGGGAGAGTGCTGGCACTGACTCACTGAGTCGGTGGAGGCACCCCAGGGTATTATTTCAATGATGAGGGGGAGGCTGGTCACATCCCTCCCGCGCACCATCCTGGGCTTAATTACTTTAATCTCGGTATCTTTCTTCTATATACACTTACTTGGTTTAATCTATGTACCTCCACCCCCAGGGTTTATTTTCAATATTGTTCTTTACTTTAATCTAAATAATAGTATAGAATAGCTACACGTTGATGTTTAGTTTAATCTATATAAGAGGAATGATGAATGAAACCTTTGATGTTGAGCAAAGATGATGCTACAGGTGCTTTTCGTGTTACCGCAGATGGCCTGGACACTGGTGACTTGACACCTCATGAGGCTATCGGTGTGTTGGCGTATGCTATTTATGGAAATGGAGAAACTACACATCGTTTCCTGAAACCTACGCCACGCCTACCCCTGTGGTCAGTGTTACAACAATAGCTGAGAAGCAGCAGGCAAAGGCTTGGTTGGGTGTTGCTCACCTTTTAAGTAAAATTGCCCCTGGTTGGATAACCCGCGCCCATAATCCAGCAGAAGCTGCTGTAAAAACCATTGAGGCGATGGCTAAGAAGATTGATAAAGAAGCCCCGTCTATCGACACGCTGGTTGAAGTGCGGCAGTCTTCTTCATGTCCGTGGGAGAAACGATATAGTGCTGGTAAAATTGATGAAGGAGAATTAGGTTGTTTTGATTACGGCACAACTAGCCGCACTGTAAACAAAACATTAATAAATAAGGGTGTTCGTTATTGGAAAGAATGGCGCGTTGTTGATCTTTGAGAAACGACAGTTGTTTATCCGCCCTACCTTCTTCAAAGGTTGATTAAATTATGTATCACGAAGAAAAAGTTGTTGATGGTGTTTTGTATGTAAAAGGTACTCCAAACGGAGCCTGGGAGCGGGTAACGTCTGCCCGTGCTGATGCTTTGCTGCTCATGTATAAGTTGCGCAGGAACCATCCTGAAGGTTTTAATTGGGTAATGGAAGAATTGAAGAAAATGGAAGATGTTACAGTTTCTCCACGAAAAGCAGGATGGTAACTATGAAAACCCCACGCGAAAAATACATGAATGATCCTGAGTACCATAGTCTTGTAAATGCTATGGAGCATTTTATTGAAAGAGCTAATTTCACACCGTCTGAAATGCGCGAAGCTGTTGTACTAGCCTGTATTAATTATGAAATGCGTCATGTTCGTGAAAGAACTATTGACCCGAAAGCTGCGGAAGCTTTTCGTATTCTCGATGAATTTACAACGCGCAGACCTCGGAGATAATTATGAAATTTCAATTCGGCAATGTAGTTGTTGTGCCCGGTGACCTGATTGGTTGTATTGTTAAATCCTGGTCTAATGATACGCACGATGTTTATGTTCGTTCTTTAAACAGAATTGTTGAGTTCCATGAATCTGAAATCAAACATTATGTTTTCAGCAAAGAATTGACTGAAGAAGAAAAGGCGTTTTATAAATGAGTGGTTCTAATGTTGAATTGGATGTTGAAGTTATTACTGAAACAGAATCAGCTATGTTAGTAATAATTGATGGTGACGAAGAAACTTGGATTCCTAAATCCATGATTAAAGAAACTGATGAACGTAAAGGTGTTATCACTAGCATTTTTATTCCTGAATGGTGGGCTTTAGAGAAAGGTTTTATTTAATGTATAATAAAGAACAAGGTTATTACCAATCGCAACTTTCTGATGATTATGTTAATCATTTGTTGGATTCAGAAAGAGCTAAAGAGGTCGATAAAAATTTTAATGGGGAGTTCGGCACAGCTGTTGCGCCTAATCATTTAACAGGTGAATTGCAACCATTGCCTCACGTTTATAAGTTTGAAAAGAGTAGAAATTCTAATGGGTGATTCATGTAAAACTTGTAAATATTGTGATTTCTCAGCGTTTCATGAGGAAAATACTGAATATACAAGTTTTTACATCGGGAGTTGTCAAAGACGCGCTCCGATTATCAATATTCATAATCGCACAGTTTTCCCAACAATAAGCCCCGAAATGTGGTGCGGGGAATTTGAAATCCACGATAAATTTAAAAAGGATAAATGATATGATCGGAGAAACTTTGTTTTATTGGTGGCTTTTGCCGTCATGTTTGATAGCGATATTTACCATATTCGCTCGTAGTTGGACTTGGAATAAAAATTCTTTTGCTATTTGGCTGACCTGTGTTGTAGTTTGGCCGATAGCGGTGTTGATTTTTGTTTTCTATATGATCACCTGGTTTGTTACAGGCGGTTCTTTATTTTATGACTATACTGATGAGGGTTAATGCTATGAAATTTATTATTTCTGCACTTTTGATTTGTTTTTCATGTTCAGCTTTTGCTATTGGCGAGGTTTTAAAACTCGATTTTGCAGGAACGATGTACTGCTACGGAGAAAAGCCACAAGTTTTTAATAAAAACACCGATATTGATCTGTGGTTGAAGATTGACAGTTCATCACAAGCCACTTTGTACACAAATGCCAACCTTAGTAGTGTGGTCGCTATTATGAGCATGGATAATTCCATGTATGATAACAACCACGCTTCTTTTGTAGCGTTTTCCGGCGATGCTAATAATTACATTTCAGTCATCGGGGTATTTACTTTTGAAAAAACAGCCCCCAGGATAAAATCTTTGAAGGGCGTAGTCATTCGTAATGGCATTACAAACAGCTGCTACTCCAAATCGAAGGTATTTGGCAAGACAATTCTGTAGTTGACTGTTTAGATTAAACCCGTTAATATATTACTTCACTGTTCACTAATCCTTCTCAGGAGAATAAAATGAAAAAGGAAACGGCTTCGATATTTGCAATCGCGTCAATATTTGCTCACGGAGAAAAGCATTCAGTTCCTTACGATAAAGAAATTCGTCTTTCAAGCCCTTATCGCCAATCGCGCAAAATGTTTAGAAAGCCGGGTACTGGTTTTCTTCGTACACAATCCTCCCGTGAAGCTCAGTATGCAGCGGTGTTGGCAGCTGAAGCCAAACGTGCGCGCAAAGCTGAGAAACTTACTCGTGATATGATGAAATGTTTAACACTCAACCCTTGTTTAGTTAGCGCAGCTAAAGTGTTCGCGTAATTTCATGTAAAGTTTACAAACAGACGCACTTTACTTTTATCTGAAGAAAACAGATATGCTCATTGAGCATTGCTATAGGCGACCGATGGTCTGTAAAACTTCGGCTATTTAAAAGATCGTGCGTATGTTTGTATTTAAATAGGTGGTTTATGATTTCTGCAATTAATTCCCCAGAACATGCAAAACACACTGAAGGTTTCATAGAAGCCTTGCGTGATCGCCAGGTTACATATAAATGTGATCCTTCTCCAATGATAAAAAGAAAACTCATTCTTATAATATCTAATCGCTACGTAAAAGCTTGCGCTCTGGCTAATGATAAAGGGTTGTTGCCCACCCAATGGAGGTTTGTTGATGACCCGCAAAAATTGAAAGGGCTTGACCCGTTAAAGTGTGATGTATGGTTGGCGCGAGATTTCACTAAAAGTTTTTTATATCATAAAGAAACCCGTCAATTTTTAGTTATTCGTAATTTTAATGTTGTGGACTATAGTAAGTTTTCGCATGAGACTTATTGATTCTTTGCTTACCGCAGCAGCTATCTTTTAATAGCCGCGCTAATGCAATTCATTGTCGTTCGCCAGTGCGACACTTTTGGAAAGTTCTTTTACTGGCACACCGTTTACCAATGTGGGATTGATAATATGCCTCCTGAAATGTTACACAATTTAACTCTGCCTGAGCTGATTCATTACGCCGATACTCAAAACGAACTAACTCCGTTAGAGCGGGAGTTACTGACAAGATTAACTGAAAAGGCGTCTTTGCATGAAAAGTCGGTTCGGAAAAACTAAAGAGTATTTATTTGGAAAACTAACAGACACTCGTGCCGGAGAAATCCGTGTAGTCAGGGTGTTTGGAAAAGCTATTTATGAAAAGTGCGGATCGACTGAAAGATTGTTCGGGTTTCTTCGTGAAAATGATAATCAAATCCTTACTAAAATACTTTCTTCGTTAGTGGTTTGTTTAGTAGCTATTCCAGTATTTGTTTTTATGTTCATTTTGGTGTTGTGGTATATTTGGAAACCGAAATCAGATTGTTAGGCGCGAAGCAGCCTGGGGAAGCACATGTTACATGAGCGATAACCCTGGGCGAGATTGCGCCCTCCCGTGTCGGTGCGGGTAAGACGATACATATACACCGTCCAATGCAGTAAAGGTTTGGCCCAACCTCGCCGGGTAATAGCTATGGGGCGACCTACCCGGCTTTAATTTAATCTTGGAGATATTTCATGCCCGAAGAAATTGTTTATTCAGAAATGGTTAAGACACTTGCTAAAGACGGTCAACTGATCATTGATGGTTTGACTCGTGAAACAATGCACCGTTTGCACATGGCAGTTGGTGTTGCTGGTGAAGCTGGTGAATTATTGGACGCTATCAAAAAAGAAAGTGTTTACAACAAACCGATTGATCGTGCAAATGTTGTTGAAGAACTCGGTGATTTGGAATTTTACATGGAAGGTTTGCGTCAATCGCTGGACATTACCCGCGAAGAAACACTGGAACATAATATTGCAAAACTCAGCAAGCGTTATGAAGGTCTGCGTTACAGCGATACTGCTGCGCAAAATCGCGCTGACAAAGCTTAATTGATTGAGGTTATTAACGTGGATAAATTTTTATACTGGTTGACTGGTTATTTACCTTTACGAATTATTAAAGAAGGTGATGCGCCGTATCTTGAGCGTTCTTATTTATTCACGTTATTTAACTGGCGTTTTTATATTCATAGGTTTGTTGCAAGCGACCCTGATCGCGGAATACATGATCACCCTTGGCGAAAAGCTTATTCGATTATTCTTTCTGGTTGGTACTATGAGGAAACTCGCTCAGGTACTCATAAAGTTAAATGGTTTAATTCATTAACTGGCGATACTTTTCATCGTGTTATTTTACCATATTCAAATGTTATTATTAGTATAGATGGTTCTGCAAAATTAAAACATTGTTGGACATTATTCTTTCACCATGTTGGTGATGACAAAGATTGGGGTTTTATGAATAAAGTTGAGGATGCTGAAGTTCCTGGAACAATGATTTATGTTCCGTATAGCTATCCTGTTGGTTTTATTAAACACGGTTGGTGGAAAACTGCTAAGAAAGGTAAAGAATTAAGGAAGTGTTTATGAGTGATGAAAGAAAACACAATCATTATTTTAAAGACGTTTCGCATTTGAAAACTATTGATGTTTATCGGGTGCTTGATTTATTTAGTGTAACCGATCCTTGTTTACAACACGCTATTAAAAAGTTGTTGGTTGCTGGTGGGCGAGGAGCGGGTAAGGATATTAAAAAGGATTTGCAAGAGGCCGTGGATTCAATACAGCGTGGGTTACAGATGATGGCTGAGAACGAAAATAAAGTTTGACTCTTATTTGGTTTAATCTTACAATATATCTAACGAATCAGGAGAGCGATTATGAAAATGCCGAGAGTTATCAAGAAACATGCCATGTTTGGCTTTGTTATGGGGCGGATCGCCACAATTCTTATGATTGGCCTTCTGATGTTGACCGCCCCGCGCCCCGCCCATTCTGATGAGTGGTATTCTGCCCACGATACCATCGTAGACGCAAAGATCGGCACCAATGCCGAGGATTACTACGACACCCACCAAGAAAACTCCCAGGGGGTCTCTGGTGAGCTGTCAGAGGGCTATAAATCCGAGAACTTATATCTGAATAATGGTGAAAGGGTGTGCTTCAAGCTGGAAAGCGATGTGAGCGTAGCCTACTACTGTAACTGAATCCCTCGAAAGAGTGGAAATGCCTAGCCGGGTCGTGGCATCGTAACTCCGGCAGGTTGCAGTCTTTATGTGTCACCAGGCGCTCATTACGCCCTCCCTGCACTCGGCAAGCAGCCGGTACCGCGGAATCCGATATAGGATCGGCAAATTCTGGGGTATTCGATAGCAACCCGGACTGAGCAACCCGTATGCCCTGCGTCAAAGGGCTTCTTTTTGAGACCTCTTATGACATTAAAAATTGTCCCGATTGATGAAAGTTTTGATGTTGCTGATACTTTGCGCAAAATTGCTGATGAAATTGATAATGGTGCTTTTGAAGGTAAAACAGCTACGCTAATATTAGATAGTCGTGAAGTTTTTCACTTTGGAATAAACGTAGCTGATAGCCGCGCAGCTGAAGCAACTTGCTTCGATTGTAATTTTGCTATTGCTTATATGATGAACGCAATTATGGAAAAAATAAATGGCCGATAAAGATAATGTAGTTGTGTTAGGTTGGCACGCTGACAGGGCGAGTATGATGACCCCTGTTCAACTGTTAGAGGAAGTTGTTAAGGAACTAAAAGACGAAACCTCTGACGTTTATAATACTAAAAAGGTTATTGTTTTGCTACTTAATGACAATGAAAACAGATTTCAAGTTTTATTTAGACAATGCGGTTTGAAATGCTCTGAAATGTTATCCACAGTGGAAGTATTTAAAAGAACTGTATTTAAATTGATGGGATATTAAATGATAACTATAGGTATTGATCCGGGTTGTTCAGGAGCGGTTGTTGTATTTGACAGTATTACTACAACTTTTCAATATATTCTGATGCCTACAATGGAAGTTGGTAAATCGACAAGGGTTAACGGAGCAGCTGTTGCAGATTTTTTAAAACCGTTTTTGCAAACAAAGCCGCTTGTATTTTTAGAAAAGGTTGGGGCAATGCCAAAAAACGGATCAGTAGCTATGTTTACGTTTGGGCATTCGGCTGGAGTAGTAGATGGTGTTTGTTCAGCTTTAGGGTTGCCGATAACTCTAGTTACACCCCAAGCATGGAAAAAGCATTGCGGTTTGATAGGTAGTGAAAAAGATGCTTCCCGCTCCCGTTGCGTCCAGCTCTACCCAACTGTGGCTGATTTGCACAAGAAAGGTAAAGGACAAGCTATCGCTGACGCCTTGTTGATTGCTAAGTACGGTGCTGATATGCTCAAGGTTTAGTTAACCGGAGTGTGTCATGCAATTAGCTTGGGGTAACAAAGTAACGCCGGAATTTCGCGCTCGCCTATGGAAACTGTGTAAAAACTTGTGTTGGTCTGATGATCACGCAAGCTGGTTAATGGCGTGTATAGCCTGGGAGTCTGGAGAAACTTTCTCCCCTTACGTTAAAAACATGGCAGGTTCCGGAGCTACCGGCCTAATTCAATTTATGCCTGCCACAGCCAAAGGTTTGAAAACAACCACAGAAATACTTGCCCGGCTATCCGCCGTTGAACAGCTGGATTATGTCGAGAAATACTTTTTTCCATACACCCCTAGAATCCATTCTTTGCCTGATATGTATATGGCTATTCTCATGCCTAAATATATAACAAGCCCTTTAAATACTGTTTTGTTTAGCGATGGCACTATCGCATATCGTCAAAATTCTGGTTTGGATAGTAGTAGTGATGGCCGTATAACTAAAGAAGAATGCGCCGGAAAAGTCACAGCTAAACTATTGAAAGGCTTGAAAATGCCTCTTGTATGGGAAGGCGCTCTTTGATAGTATCCTGAGCAACTGAGAAGCATGGGCTTCTGTGAACCTTGACAGAGGACGTGTTGTATGTGGCCACCTGATGACGTTACGCCTGAGCAAGCCCAGTGGATAAAACTGCTGGTATTCGCTATTTTTGCCGGTGTTGGTGGATTCTTAGGTCATGTTGTGCGTTGTTTTGAGCATGACAGCAGATTCTCCTGGACTAAATCGTTTATCGCGGCGTTTGCATCCGGGTTTGTCGGTATTCTCATGGTGCTGTTGTGCCGAGCTTTAAAACTTGATGACACCTGGACAGGGGTTATTGCCGGAACTGCTGGTTGGCTCGGAGCTGACGCGACTATCCAAATTATCGCTACAGTAGTTCGTAAAAAGCTTGGTGTTGATAAAGACCCTGTTGGTTAATTGGAGGATTTATGTTTTCAGCCCTATTTTCAACAGTTCTTGGCGGGGTTGCTGGAAAAGGTAGATTGATAGTTGAATATATTTTGATAGCGGCTGTTGTAATTTTATGTTGCGTAAGTTATATGCTTTGGCTACACAAAATATATGCTGAAAGCGAACTTGAAACAGAAAAATTAAAAATTGCCCAGATTGAGGTTATAAATAAAAGTCAGCAAGAAACAATTGAGCATTTAAAAAGTATTCGTGAGATTGACGGTAAAAGTGTAAAAGCATTAGCAGATAGCACGGATAGGATCAGAAAATCAGCTGCCACTACAACAGCTAGATTGGAGAGGCTTGAAAATGAAACTGTTCGCAAATATCTTGCTACCCCTGTGCCTGTTGAGTTGCAATGCCAGTCAGAATTATGTAGATGAAAAGATTTACAACCCGAAGCCTCCAATGGCTTTGTTGTCAAAGTGCAGGGAACCGTCAACAAGGACGTTATTAGTTACAAAGGATGTTTTTGAACAAATGAGAGAAAACAGAACAGCTTATGATGAGTGTTCTGCAAAATTAACAGAGCTAATGAACTGGCATGAGTCAGTACAGGAAAGCGTAAATGAGCAATCAAAATAACACTGAATCGTTTGGCGAAGCTGCTATTGAAACATATCTTGCTGTTAGCAATCCAGACTATACCCCGCGTGAAATAGAAATAAGAAAAAGATTTGCGCAAGAATATATCGTTGACTATGATCAAATAAAAGCCGCCATTAGATGTGGTTTTGCAAAATCTTTTGCTGGTGATCAAGCAGCAAAATTCATGGAAGAACCTTTCGTACTCCAAGCAATAAAACAATTAGAATCCTCAATAAAAATAGACGATGCCCCTAACGATAAGGATGCCATCGCTATTATAAAATCAGGTTTATTTCGGGAAGCGCATTTTAAAGGGATGGGGGCCAGCCATTCTGCCAGGGTTTCGGCATTGGCTAAATTAGCAACAATTCATGGTATGGAAGCCCCTACAAAAATTGAACAAACCACAACGCACAAAGGCGGGGTTATGTTGATACCTGCTGTGGCGAGCATTTCTGAATATGAAAAAATGGCGATAAATTCACAAGCTACTCTGATAAGTCATGCTTCCGATTAAGGCAGAAGAAAAGCCAAAAATAATTTGGGAACCTTTGCCGGGTTCTCAGATGCTTTCGTTGATAAGTCCTGCACAAATAATTCTATATCACGGTTCTCGTGGCCCCGGCAAAGATGTGAGTTTAAATACTCCAATTTTAACTGACTCCGGTTGGAAATTAGCGGGTGAGATAACTTTTAATGACAAACTTGTTGCGAAAGATGGGTCATATACAAATCTTTTAGGAATTTATCCGAAAAAAAATAGACCTTTGTACAATATTGAATTTCAAGACGGTCATATTGTAGAAGCTGACGAAGAACATCGTTGGTTAAGTTTAAATAGTAAAACTGGATACCGAGAAGGTTGGAAGGTTCGTACAACAAAAGAACTTTTAAAAATGAAAACCCCTTGTTCCATCCCATATTTACAAGGCGCTATACCGGGAAATAAATGGACTGGTTGTGACCCATACCTATTAGGTTATTTGATAGCTAATGGGACGACAGGCTCAAATAGAATAACTATTTATACAATAGATGACGAGATTTTAAATTATTGTAGAGATAAGTATTCTTGGACTTTACATGAGATAGAAAACTACACTGCTCGTAGAGCTGTTTGCCCAGCTTCACAAGAAAAACAATGGCGTGATATTTTAGGTCATAAAATATCACATGATAAATTTGTACCGGGTGAAATTTTAAAATCTGATCCTGAAACGCGACTAGCTGTTCTACAGGGTTTGATGGACGGTGACGGTAATTGTGAATCTGGAGCAAAGTCTCGCTATTCCACAGTCAGTGAGCAACTGGCAAAAGATGTTACTTATTTAGTTAAATCGTTGGGAGGCTGGGCTTCTTATTCAAAAACAATTAGAAAAGAAAAACATAACACTTTAGGTGGCTGTGGTTATATTTATAGGGTTAATATTTCCCATCATAATAAATTTAACCCTTTTAGATTAAAGCGAAAGTCTGAGCGATATGTTGAGCAAACTAAGCATTTGACTCGCGGCATAAAATCAATAACTTATTCCAGACAAGGTGATGGTGTTTGCTTTGCCGTCGATCACCCTGAACATTGCTTTATTTGTGGTGATTTTGTAGTTACTCACAATACCGACGCTCAGTTGATGCGCTTTCGCCGCCATGTTGGACAAGGTTTCGGTAGACATTGGCGCGGAGTTATTTTTGACCGTGAATATAAAAACCTTGATGACTTGGTTTCTAAATCTATGCGCTGGTTTCCAGAGTTTGGAGACAAGTGTAAATTTTTAGCCAGTAAATCTGATTACAAATGGGTTTGGCCTACCGGAGAAGAATTATTATTCAGGGCTGTTAAAAAAGATACTGATTACTGGTCTTACCACGGACAAGAATTTCCATTTATCGGTTGGAACGAATTGACAAAATTTCCAACAGATAATTTATTTGAGCAAATGTTGAGCTGTAATCGCTCGTCGTTTCTTCCAGATTTAAATGATCCTGAAAATCCCGGTGAAATTCCTTTATTAGTTTTCGCAACGTGTAATCCTAGCGGTTGTGTCCCTTATGGTGAAGTGCTGACGGCAGATAGAGGTTGGGTTGATATACGAGAAATTAAAATTGGCGAGAATGTGGTAAGTTGTGACAAATTCGGAAATTCTAAAATTTCAAAAGTAACTGCTAAAACTGACGCACCTTTTAACGGAAAACTTGTTGTTAGAAAAGGTCGCGGTTTAAATATGATATTTACTGATAATCACAGATTCGCTCATTTGAATACTGATAGAAGTGAACATGTCGTAAAAGAGTTTTTTAATTTACCGGGAGAGGCGCACTTAAGGAGAACTGCTTCTGAGGTGGCCGGGGATAACCCTGAATCTTTATACGGCTTCGATTCAGGGAACTTTATGGAGTTATTGGGATGGTTTATTTCTGAAGGTTGTATGATAACCCGCAAGAGAGACAATTTTGAAAAAAACTCATTTCAGATAGCCCAGAATAAAATTGATAACCGTAATCGTATTGAAAATTTAATAATTTCAATGGGTTTAAAATATCGAAAAGATAAACAATGTTTTGTTATAACAAATGAAATATTAGCTGATGTTTTTAGGAAGCAGGGTAAGTGTAGAGAAAAGCATATTCCGAGAGAATTTTTAAACCTCTCCCCTGTTTTGTTAAAACGCCTTCACGAAAGTTTAATGTTGGGTGACGGTTGCGGGAAAGTTTATTACACAATATCAAAAACTCTTTCAGATGATTTTTGTGAATTGGCTATACGACTAGGTGTGTCGGTATTTTTATCAACAAGACAGCGTAAAAATAGAAACGGAGTATCTTACGAGATAAATCAAGGGGGCTCTAAAACAACTGTCTTACATACAGGAAATCACCGATATAACGTCGATACTGTGGATAATTCTATAAATGTTTCACGAGAACCTCACAACGGTAGGGTTTATTGCTTAACTGTGCCCGAAACTGAAACTTTTTATATCCGTCAGAACGGATGTGTTTGGTTATCTGGAAATAGTGGTCACAACTGGGTTAAAAGGCGCTTTATAAAAGTGTCCCCTCCTGGCGCTATAGTTAAAAGACGGGTTAATGTTTTTAACCCACGAACGCAAAAACGAGAAGATGTTTTAAAAACACAAACTCATTTGTTTGGTTCTTACAAAGAAAATAAATATCTTGCGCCTGAATACATTGCTGAACTGGAATCCATAACAGACCCTAATAAAAAGAAAGCTTGGTTGGGCGGAAGTTGGGATGTTGTAGCTGGCGGTATGTTTGATGATGTCTGGACGCACAGTGTTCATGTAATATCGCCATTTGAAATCCCCCCGTCTTGGAAAATAAACCGATCGTTTGACTATGGGAAGTCCAAACCTTTTTCAGTTGGATGGTGGGCAGAAAGTCCGGGCGGTGATGTTTTATTACCGGATAAAACATGCCGTAGAACTGTAAAAGGTGACTTGTTTAGAATAGGTGAGTGGTACGGCTGTGATGAGAACAAAAGCAATAAGGGTTTGAATTTACTTGCAAGTGAGATAGCCGCAGGTATAATCGAGCGAGAAATTTCAATGGGTATCCACATGCGGGTTGTACCCGGCCCCGCTGATAATGCCATCTGGAGTGTAGACGATGGTAACTGTATAGCAGTGAACATGGCTCGTCCGGTGATGATCGACGGGGTGGGTTTTCGCGGGGTATCTTGGACACGAAGCGATAAAAGCCCAGGCTCCCGCAAAGCTGGTTGGGAAAAAATAAAGAAGTATTTAAAAGCGGCAATACCAGACATCACAGGGAATCGTAGAGAACCTGGGTTGTTTGTATTCAACACTTGCAAGTCATTTATTTCCACGTTTCCTGTATTACCGCGTGATGAGGATGATCTTGATGATGTTGATAGTGATGCTGAAGACCATATTGGTGATGAAACACGCTATAGAGTTTTAAATTCGTACTCAATTGTTCGCTCAGGTAAAACAAAAGGTTTAGGGGGATAAGATGGCAGCAACTGTAGCAACAGAAGGTGGAGATAAATTTCGTTTTGGTGTGCATCCATCGTATATACAACATCAAACCGATTGGGAATCTATGGACGACGCTTATGAAGGAGAGCGTCGAGTAAAAGATAAATCTAATGGTGTGAGGTATCTACCGTTCACACCGTCACAGCGATTAGACGGTGTTGACAATAAAACCCAGGATGGTTGGAAAGACTACGAAGCTTATAAGATGCGCGCCACATTTCCAGACTATGTGACCGATGCTGTGGAAACTCTTGTTGGGCTTTTGCACAGCAAACCTGCTGAGATTAAAGTCCCTGAAGTAATGAAGCCTCTTTTAGAAAAATGTACTAAATCTGGAACTTCTATTTACGGGCTACTTAAAATAATAAATGAATTGCAATTGTGTCCCGGAAGATGTGGGATACTTATAGATATAGACGAAGCGACAAGGATGCCTTATTTTTCAATTTATTATACGGAAGATATTGTAAATTGGACAGATGATCAAAATGTTTGTGATTATGTTGTTCTTGATGAAAGTGGTGAGAAGCTTGATAAAGATTCTGGTGTTTGGAATGCAGAAACCAAGCACCGAGTAATTAAACTTGAAGCTGGTGAATTTAAAGTAGCCTCCATAGGAAAAGATGAAAACATTACCAACGCTGTTTTCAAAACCCCTAAATTAAACGGAAAGTTTTTAAACGAACTGGGGTTTGTTTTTGTAAACTCTCGTGATTTGAACCCTGAGCCTGATCGCGCCCCTTTGTTGGGTTTGGCTAGAATCTGTTACACAATATATCGCGGTGAAGCAGATTATCGTCAGAATCTTTTTATGCAAGGGCAGGACACGCTTGTAGTGATTGATGCAAACACCGGGGAAGGTGAATCTCCAACAAGGGTTGGGGCTGGTGCAAAAATCAATGTGAATATCGGCGGTGATGCGAAATACATCGGTGTTGATTCGCAAGGTTTGGCTGAACAACGACAAGCTATTGAAAATGACCGTATGCAGGCTCGTGCCAGAGCTGGGCATTTTATTGCCAGCGGGCAAGCCTCCCAGGAAAGCGGTGATGCGCTTCGCACACGTTTAGCAGCTCTGACATCCACATTAAATACTGTGGCCAGTACCGGAGGGGAAGCGATTGCCAAAGCTCTCGGCTTTGCTGCTGAATTTATGGGTGCGGATAAAAATGAAATTATAGTTACCCCGAACACTGAATTTTTCGATATTCAGTTGCTTGGTCAAGATTTGGAGCTTTACATGCGAGCGATTTCAGAAGACGCTCCGTTGTCTCCAGAAAGTGTTCACAACCTTCTCAAAAAACGTGGCGTAGCTATGTTTGATTTTGAGGAAGAAGTGAAAAGACGCGATGCGCAGTATACTCGGCCTGTCGCTAAACCCGCAGCTCCCGCTGCGCCATCTGCAACAGTTCCAACTGTTGTTCCAAGTACCAAATAATACTCGTGGAGTGTTTATATGTTAAAAGCAATAATTGATTCTTTAGACAGTGTGCCTGAAGAATTACGTGAACATTATGTAGAACGCAACGGAAAATACGAACTATCTGCTGAAGGTATGCGTACCGAAGCCGATGTTGCTCGTGTTCAAGAATCGTTACGCAAAGAACGCGAAGACCATAGAAAAGTTAAAGAGCGTTTGAGTTTGCTTGGCGATTTAAATGTTGAGGATGTTCATACACAACTCTCTCGTATTCCTGAGTTGGAAATTGCCGCAAAAGGTGCTTTGGACGAAGCTGGTATTGAAAAAATTGTACAAGTTCGTTTGAAAAGTGCAACAGCTCCGCTTGAACGCAAACTGAGCCAAGCTGAAGAAGAATTGAAAAAACATCGTGATGCTATCGGCAATTACGAAAAGAAAGACAAAGTACGAACTATCAAGGATGCGATTTCATCTTTGACAATAGGTTCTTCTGCAAAAATCAAAGTTATCCCAGAAGCTGTGGACGATATTATGATGTATGCGGAAAATGCCCTGGAACTTGGTGAAGACGGTCAAATCCGTACACGCGATGGGATCGGAATCATACCGGGCTTAGGTGCTGATGTGTGGTTAACCGACATGCTCCAGAAGAAACCTCACTGGTGCGGCCCGACTGAAGGTGGTGGCGCTAGTGGTAGCGGTCGCAATACAGGTATGGGCGGTAAGAACCCTTTCAGTCACGAACATTGGAATATGACTGAGCAAGGTAAGCTTTTGAAAGAAGACCGCCCTAGAGCTGAACAGATGGCTCGTGCTGCTGGTACAACAATCGGCGGCGGTAGGCCTGCTCCTAAAAAATAGGGTATTGCATTGCCCCTTTTACGGTGATACATTTGAGTCCGTTAAAGGGGGCAATTGCCCCGATCCGTGAAGCCATACATGGGTATTGGCCTCAAAGTAAAACTTGAGCCTATTCTACCTTTGGAGGTTTTTATGGCCGCAGGAACAGTTCGTATTTCAGACGTTGTTGTACCGGAAATTTTTACCGGCTACACCCAGCAAATCACCGAAAGCAAATCTCGCCTGATCCAATCCGGTGCAATTATGCGTGACGAATCTATCGACAATATGTTGGTAGGTGGCGGTTTAACATTCAATACGCCGTCATTTAAGGATTTGGATGACGATGACGCAAATGTGTCCAGTGATGATCCCGATGTTAGCAGCACTCCAAAGAAAATCGGTACAGCAACAGAAATTTCTGTTCGCCTGAGCCGTAACAATTCCTGGTCTACTATGGATTTGGCTGCATCTTTGGCTGGTGCCGACCCTGCTGGTTCTATCTCTGGCCGAGTGGGTCAATATTGGACTCGTCAATTGCAAAAAGTATTTATCGCCACTGGTAAAGGTATTTTTGCAGATAACGATGCGGCTCCTGCTGCGTCAGAACATACTCAGTATGATTTGACCTATGATATTAAAGGTGCAGGTTATGTTGACGGTGTGACCACGTTCAGTGCCGAAGCGTTCATTGATGCTGCTGCAACAATGGGTGATAGCCAGGAAGATTTGGGTATCGTTTGTATGCACAGTGTTGTTTATGCTCGTGCCCGCAAAAACAACCTGATCGACTATATCGCTGATTATGCGAATCCTGGTGCGCAAAGCATCCCTACTTTCCTGGGACGGATCGTTATCGTTGATGATGCAATGCCTGTTTCAAGTGGTGTTTATCAAACCTGGTTGTTCGGGGGCGGTTCTTTCCGCTTGGGTATCGGTGCTGCCGAAGTGCCTACTGAAGTGCATCGCGCCCCTGCTGCTGGTAACGGCGGTGGTCAGGAAACTCTGTACTCTCGCGTTGAGTGGTGCTTGCATCCTGTTGGGCACCAGTACGCAGGTACACCTGCTTCTGGTGGCCCAGGTAACGGCACAGGCTCAAATGATCTGGCAAACGCTGGCTCATGGAAGCGCGTGTTTACTGAGCGTAAGCAAATCAAAATCGCTCGTCTTGTCACCCGCGAATCTTAATACAGTTCGCAACAATACCCTGAGTTTCAGGGTATTGTTTAGTAAAAATTCAATGTTGAGTTTTTAGTAAGCAATACCTCAAAACACATAAAATAAGGTGACTGCTATGACTACCTTGTACCGCATCCCACGTATCAGGCATTTGCGTCACTCTGTCGTTGAACGCCTTCGCCATGCTCGCCACCTGCTCACGTTTATTGCTGAACGTGCGACCACACTAGCTGCAACCGGCGCTGCTAAAACTTTCACCCTGGGTACGGAAGCGTATGGTACTCAAGCCGGTGGAACACTGACTCTCACTGGCCAACCTGCCGATGGTGATTCGATTGCTATCGGTTCTGAAATTTATACTTTTGGAACAGGCGGCATAGACATATCTGCTGACGCAGTGGCTACTGGACTTTTAACCGGAACAGTACAGCCTTCTTTGGACGATACGGTTACAGTTGGCGCAAAAACTTACACCTTCAAAACCACTTTATCGGTCGGCCCTGCTGTAGCAAATGAAGTTTTGCGCGGAGCTGATTTAGCAGCGTCCCTGAGTAACCTGGCGGCAGCTATTAACGCTGGAGCCGGAAAAGGAACTCTTTACGGTACAGGAACAACCGCCAATGCCGGAGCTACTGCGGTAGCTGCCGCCACTACGGTAGCGTTGACAGCTGTTTCACCTAATGCTGGTGGCAACAGCATTGTTACAACAGAAACCAGCACAGGGCTTTCATTTGGTGCCGCCACTTTGACTGGCGGCAATACAGCTTCTATCGAAGAAACCCGTGATAATTTGCTGACAGCTTTGGAAGCAAGCGCGCTGGTAACTGCTGTTGCCAATAGCACGGACGCTATCGACATCACTACCGTTGAATATTTGAATTTGGCTTACGCCACTACTGTAGACGGTGCGTTCGGTTCCTGGGGAGCAGCAACTGTTACAGGCGGGGCCAACCCAACTGGAAATGTTGCAATATCTACTCACGGTTATTCTGTAGGTGACGGCCCGTTCTTGTTGACAACTACTGGTGAATTGCCAGGTGGTTTGGAAACAGGTATTTTTTACTACGTGAAAACAGTTGTGTCTTCAGGTGTAGTTAGATTGACAACATCATTGAAAGATATGAATTTGGCTGACATTACATCGGCTGGTTCTGGTACACAAACTATCACGAAAGCTGCGAGTTCTGATGCTGTTTTTGATACAATGAAAAGGAACCACCCAAAAATAGTTGCTTCTGCAACTGATATTGACACTCTCTGAGGTTTTTATGATCACACAAGATTCACTTCTGGAAAAAGTACAACAACTTTCTAACGACAATGATGCTCATTGGACACCTGAAGGTTTGCCGAATCCAGATTTTGTTTTCACCTTATTGAGCGAATCTGAGCAAGGTGAAACCGGACTTGAAAATATGGCCAAGTGGATTGAATGGGCCGCTCCAGAAATTCGCCGGGTGATCAAACAAGAAGAAGTTATTCAGCTTTCAGATTTGCTTGTAGCTGAGAAATCTTTGGAACAACCTCCTGCTGTGGTCGATATTGATGAGGTCGTTGAAATTGATCCTATTGTAAAAGCTGCTGCTGATGTTGCTGAAGCTGAACGTGCTATGGAAGCTGCAAAAAAAAGTCTCGCCGCCGCAAGAGAAGCGCAGGATAAAGTTACAGCAGAGTTTGAAGAATCTAACAAAGAAAATCCTATTGCTGATTACCTTGAACGACAAAAACAAAATTTGCAGGAGCGCGGTGAAAAACTGAAAGTTTTGCGCGAAAATCAATTTGGATTGAGTGAAGTTTTTAAAGTGAAATCTCCTTTAGATAATTCATTGTCTTCTCGTCGCCGTACCAGCTAAAGTCGGAGCCCACTATGTTAAAACCCGGTGTTTTACACAAAGCTAAGTGGATTGCCCAGGAACAAATGCGGCAAATCCTGGCCACACTGGGTATTACAACTGGAACGAGCGGGGGTATCGACGCCTCCGCAATCACCAGCGGGACTATTGACGCCGCCCGGTTGCCATCTTACGTCGATGACGTGGTGGAAGTGGCAAACTATGCTGCGCTGCCTGTCACTGGCGAGACCGGGAAAATCTATATCACGCTGGATACTGGCTTCAGCTATCGGTGGTCGGGTAGCGTCTACATTCTGTTCTCGGCCACCAAAGGCTCCCCCTCTACGCTCTACGCCTATACCGGCACGTATGCGTCACTGCCTGCCGCGAGTGGGTATGCTGCGGGGACGCAGGCAAGGGTCACAGATATTGGCCCAAGTGGCAGCATATTCTACAGCGATGGGGTTAGTCGTTGGCTGCCGGTTAATGGGCGCTGTACGTTGGGCATATTGCCAATTCCTGTCGGGCTTGCCCCAACATTCACAGGTAGCACAGATGGGGCGATTATCTTCGGCACCGCTGTACCTGTGAAGTTTGATAAGTGTTTCGTGTATTACCCAGCAAACTCGATTGTGGCATCGCATGCAGCGGGTTTTTATTACACAGAGATGTCCAGCACTACTGCTGCTATTGTTTACAACAACACGTACACACCAGCGGTCGGAGCTTACCCAACAGCGCCAGCAAGTAAAACAGCATTTGCCGGTGCAGTTCCAGGTGGGACAGGAACTGGCGTAGATGTGACAATTTTCAAGGTTAAATTACCAGCCGGGATACTTGGGCTAAATGGTGCAATTATCACAGACATAATTGGAGAGGCGAATAATGGTTCCGGTAAATATATAAAGCCGGCATTAAACTCGACGGACACAGGAGCTTTTTACTTATCGTCGAACACGTCAGGTCACGTAATTCACGCGATTAAAAACGTGACAGCTGTCTTGCAAAGATGCGCTGGAAATGCCCAGAACATCCCATTTTCAACAGTGTTTTCCTCTATTGCTGAGGACACAAGAATAGACGCAACTATCAATTATATAATGCTTAAATCCGCAAGTGATAATATATTTTGTTCTTCGTTAATAACTGAAGTAGTTGTTGCGTCATGAGTGCAGGCAAAGCAAATCTGATTATCGAGAAGGGCGCAGATGATTAAAACATTCGACTATCCACAGCAGCAAGCGGAACTTGAAGCCTATATCGCTGATAATCCTGATCATTATATACACGTCGATGGCGCAGTGATTCGCGTTTTGACGGGCGAGGATATACCGCCTAAGCCTGTTGCTGACAAAGTTTCCCCTCGTCAAATCCGTTTAGCTCTCACTGCCGCAGGTCTTCGTGCAACAGTCGAAAATGCCGTTAAAGCAGGCAGCCAAGACCTTAAAGATTGGTGGGAATACGCGCTTGAGATCGAGCGTCACCATCCGATGATTGAATCAATGGGCGCGCAGCTAGGCCAGAGTCCTGCACAGATCGACGCTTTGTTTGATTTGGCTGCTTCACTGTGAAACTCGCCGTCATCGTCATCGTGCTAATGGTCGTCATAGGTCTGACCTACAACGCGACCATGTACCACGTAGCAAGACAGTGCGTAGAAAAACACGGCTGGCATTATGCCTACCGGACATATCAATGTAACGCTGGATACTAAATGTCATCGTTTATTGCAGAAGACGGAACAGGATTAGAAACAGCTACCTCGCTAGTAGCTGTAGCTTATGCTGACGATTATTTTTTGCTGCGGGGAAATTCTGCCTGGGCAGCGTTAACAAATAATGAAAAACAAAAGCATTTAGTTTTAGCTACTGATTATGTTGAGTATCGTTATGGTTCACAATTTATAAGCTCAAGACTTTTCCCCGATGTTCAAGCGCTAAGTTTCCCTAGAGATTTGGTAGTAGAATTTCCAACTCCTGTTAAAAAAGCTGTTTGTGAATACGCTATATTATCAGTTGTTGGAACTTTATTAAGCGAGCCTCTTTTGATTGATGGTCAAATGATAAAGCGTAAGCGTGAGCGCCTTATCCAATTTGAAGAAGAAGTTCATTACGAAATAAATCGCGCCGGGGCGTTCATACCGCATCCTATCGCAGATGCCCTTATCGCACCGTATGTGCGTAAAGGTGGAAGGGTTATACGGTGAGCGATCAATCATTATTAAATATGGTTACGCGAATAATAAATGTTCGCGGCAAAACCATTAATGTTGTAAAACTATCCGATTCTGCTGATGATCCAGCAAAACCTTGGAGAGCTTCAGCAACACAGGTTGAATCGGATAACCTCGAAGCAAAAGTTATGTTTCTACCGGCCACAGGTCACGGCATGGGGCGTTTAATTGATCGGGCTGAACTGACCCCGGAAATATCAGAAGTTGCTGTGGTTATTCCTCCTATAACCGGAGAGGATTTGCGCAATTATCATTTACTAATTGAAAACGATATTCAAAAAAGAGTTGATAAATGGTGGGTTGTAAAACCAGCAGATACAATAATAGCTTTTATCGCAGGAATTAAAAAATGAATGCTATTGAGGCTACTGATCAACTTTTTACACTGATTAAAACTTTTACAGATTCACAATCTTTAAGTGTGCAGTGGCCTGATGTTGTGTTTGAAAAGCCCCCGGTTGATTCGTATGCCAGGGTGGCATTAAAACACGCTACGGGTGTCCAGGCGGCTTTGAGCATGGGTTCAGCCGGGGGGCGGCTTTGGGAGAGTGGCGGGGTCGTATCCGTTACCTTCTTTGTCCCCATTGCCCAAGGGCTTACAGTGGGGTACACTCTGGCACAAGGTATGCAGGCTGCGGTCAGAAGTAGTAATTTGGCCGTCTGGTCAAGAAATGTACGCATTCGGGAACTGGGTTCAGAAGGCGGGTATCAACAAGTGCAAGTCCTATGGGACTTTGAATACCGCGATCAACAGTGAGGTTCCCTTATGAGCAATACAATTGATAGTAACATTACCGGCCTTCGTTATGCTGAAGAAGCTTCTTTAAAAGTTCTCCCGGTGGCTCCTGTATGGCATCAACTCGATCCTAACGGATATGACGATTTTGGTGGTGAAACAAAACTTATTGCCCGTAATCCAATCAATCCTTCTCGCCAACGTAAAAAAGGCGTTATAACTGATCTTGATGCGAAAGGTGGATTCGGTCAAGATTTCACACAATCGAACTCTACTCGATTGATGCAAGGTTTCTTTTTTGCATCTTTGCGTGAAAAGCTTACAAATCTTCCAATGAATGACTCTGCACTAGATGTAGCGGCAACTGGAACATTGACCGCAGCTACTATCGCTAATAACGATACAGTTTCTGTCGGTGGTAAAACTTACACTTTTAAAACTGCACTGACACCTACTGCAAACGAAGTTTTGTTGGGTGGTACAACAAGCGATTCTCTTGATAACTTGATCGCGGCCATTACGCTCGGCGCAGGGTCAGGCACACTGTACGCAGCTGCTACTACGGTTAACTTGAACGTTACTGCCGCTGCTGGCGCAGGCGATACAATGGTCGCTACAGCCCTCGTAGCGGGTACTGCTGGTAACAGCATTGCGTCCACCGCTTCGTTGACTTCTGGAAGCTGGGGGGCGGCTACCCTGGCCGGTGGTTCTGATAACAGCACAGCTACGATCTCGTCTGTTGTGAGCGGATCGAAAACAATCAACCTCGATTCCACTGGAGCTGGTTATCTGGCCTCTGATTTAATAAAAGCGTCTGGCTTCACTGAAGCTGGTAACAACGGTCTCAAAACAGTCGCCAGCTCCACAGCATCTGCTGTGGTTGTTACCGAAACAATGGTTAGTGAAACTGCCCCCGCTACTGCAAAAATTCAGAAAGTGGGTTATCAGTTTGGAACAGGTGTTGCAACTATTGACGTATCAGGCACATACCCCCGCCTCGTCAGAGCATCCGGCGCGAAGGATTTCACTACCTTCGGGCTAATTGCCGGTGAATGGGTATTTATTGGCGGCGATGCGACCGGAAGTTCTTTTGCAAACGCTGTTAACAATGGTTTTGCACGAGTTCGCGCTGTTGCCGCCACTTATATTGAGTTTGATCAAACATTCTCAGATATGATTGCAGATTCCGGTACTGGTAAAACAGTGCAGCTTTTCTACGGAAACGTATTGAAGAATGAATCTGATCCGGCTTTGATTGTTCGTCGCAGCTACAATCTCGAAAGAACTATCGGTGAAGATGATACCGGAACGATGTCGGAATATCTTGTTGGGGCAGTTCCAAATGAATTGTCAGTTCAGATAAAACAAGCTGACAAGTTGATGATAAACGCTAATTTTATGGCGTGTGATCATGAACAACGTGACGGAGCTACCGGCGTTAAAGCTGGTTCTCGCCCAACGCTCGAAACAACTGATGCGTTCAACACAAGTTCCGACTTCAGCCATATCAAAATGTTCAGTGTGGTCGATGGTGAAACCAACAGCACTCCTCTGTTTGCGTATCTGACTGATATGACCGTCAGTATTAAAAACGGCGTGAATCCTTTGAAAGCTGTTGGCACCCTGGGCGCTTTTGAAATGAGTTCGGGTACTTTTGAAGTGAGCGGTCAACTGACAGCGTACTTTGCTGATGTGGCCGCTGTATCTGCTGTGCGAAACAATGAAGACATCGCGCTGGTCATGGCGATTGCAAAAAACAATGCCGGTTTTGTTCTTGACACTCCTTTGCTGGCATTGGGTGATGGTCGGTTGAAAGTTGAGCAAGATAAGCCGATCACCATACCTCTGAAAACAGACGCGGCTGAATGTGCTGCTGGGTACACCCTGCTGTTGAATGAGTTTCCTTACCTTCCGAGTGTCGCCCAATAACCACAGGTATTTTTATGTCACTTTACGGCCAGTTTGAAACAGACAAATCTCTTGAGCAAGACGGCATCTATCTTGAGTACGGCCCGTCTTCCAATGGAGGTATGACGCGATTCAAGATTGCACGGGCGGGCGGTTCAAACAAGAACTACTCAAAAGCCCTGGAGAAATTCAGTCGCTTGCACCGCGTATCTCTGGAAAACGAAACTCTGTCAAACGAAGTTGCAGAAAAAGCGTTGCTTGAAGTGTTTTGTTCTTCTGTTTTGCTTGGCTGGGAAAATGTTGACGGGCGCGATGGAAAACCGCTTCCTTTCACAAAAGAAAATGCAATGAAGTTGATGACTGATTTGCCCGATCTCTATGCAAACATTCAGAAACAAGCCAGCAAAGCTTCACTGTTTCGCAAAGCTGAAATGGAAGCCGAGTTGGGAAACTTGCCAGCGTTCTTAAATACGGGTTCACAACCGGAACAATAGAAAAGCGGGCAATTGAGGAACATCGCCGCTACGGTAGGCCATTGCCAGCGGCGATAATTAACAAACCCATAATGAAGTTGGGTTTGGAATTGTATTATGAAGGTTTTCTCGATCTTTGCAGTACGCGAACAGAAAGATGTAGACCTATAAGTTATTTGGCTATGATCGAATACTGTAAGTTCTGGAAATTTGAAGAAGAACAAAGCGAACTTTTTATTTGGTTTGCGAGTAGGTTAGATAAAGTTTATCTGGAGAACCAAGGGGGGCAAGACAATGGCAAATGATCTTGCTTCTTTTTCAGAAAAAATAAAACAAGCTGCGTTAAATGTTGAGCGAAACGCTGTGGAAATGCAGAAGGATGTTGCATCACACGTTCTCGCTGAAGTTGTTTCAGCTACCCCTGTGGACACTGGGCGCGCTATTTCAAATTGGCTGGTAGAGTCCGGAGCAGCCCCGGACTATCGTCTTGATGAGGCTCACACGCCTGGGCAAAGCGGTACGACTCGTGAATCCAATGTCGAACAAACAATAAATCTTGGTGATAAGCGCATCGCAGCTCATCGCAAAGGTGAGCTGCATATAACGAATAATCTTGATTATATCGGGGATTTGAACGAAGGTTCATCTAAACAAGCCCCTTTCCACTTTGTAGAATTGGCAGCTTTGTCAGCAGCTAAATCTGGTGCTGTGCGTAGTATTCTTGCGTCAACTCCTGGAGCGAGGATCGCCTAATGGCTACTGAAAGAATTGATATTGTCATTAGCGAGAACGGTTCTCGCGTCGTTAAAGCAAATCTTGATGAGTTAGCCTCTACCGCTAAAAATTCAAATCAAGCTATTATCAGTTTGACCGCTGCGTTGTCAGCGAACGAGCGACACACTTTAGCTACGGCACTTGGTCAACAACGGCTTCAACAAGCGTATGCTGCCACAGCTAATGCTTCAGCTAGGGCCGCACAAGCTAGAAATCGTGAAGCGGTTTCTTTGAATACTCTTGTGCAGGCACAAGATAAAACGGCTACCGTTATAGCAACTAATGCCAATAAAGTCGCATCAGCACAAGAGCTTTCAGCGACACGTCAAGCATCCGCTGTGGCAAGACTAGATGGCATTGTTGCCCAAAGTGCTGCTAGAACTGCCGCCATACAAACAAAATCAATAGCTGTTAACGATGGAATAATTCAGAAAAGTTTATCAGCTCAACAGTTTAACGCTACAAAAATAGTTACTTTGCAACAAACAACCTCTGCTAAAATCGCCGCCATACAAACAGCGAGTATTGCAAAAAACGACGCTGTTATTAAATTGTCAGCAGATAAAAGCATTGCACTGCAAACAACCGTTGCTAATAAAACTGCTGAATCCCAAGCTAAAATACAATTAGTTGCCGCCCGAACAGCTGAAGTTCAAGAACGTGCGGCACTACGAGCCAAGAAAGCTGCCGAGGCTTCAACTGCTGCCTATTCAGGTTTGCGAAACGCCATCGGCGCGGTAGGAATCGGGGCAGCTGTAAACGAAATTCGCAAAGCTGCTGATGAATACACAGGTTTGCAAAATAAACTTCGTGCGTTGGGTGTTGCTCAAGCTGATTTGGCAAATACTACGGATCGTTTAGCAGGGATTGCCAATAAAAGTTTTCAATCATTGGAAGGAACCGCAACTTTATATGCCCGTTTGATACCGGCAGCAAAAGATTTGGGAGCATCGCAAAACGAACTGTTTAAATTTACCCAGGCAGCTTCGCAAGCGATGACTATATTCGGCACAGGTGGCGGTACAGCTACCGGCGCAATGCTTCAGTTATCGCAAGCCATGTCTCGCGGTAAAGTTCAAGCACAAGAATTTAGATCATTGCTCGATGGTATGTACCCTTTGCTGCAAGTGGTAGCGAATAATCTTGACGGTGCTGGTGGATCAGTGGCAAAACTTCGTCAGATGATGCTGGATGGAAAATTAACATCTAAAGATTTCTTTGACGCTGCTGTTAAAGGCGCACCGGAACTCGAATTGGCGATGTTGAAAATGTCGCCCACAACAACTCAAGTTTTGACTGTATTGCGTAACCAATTTGTTTTAGCAATCGGTAAATTTGACGAGGCTACTGGCGCAACAAGAATGTTTGCTAGTGTGGTCGCCACTCTTTCACCCTATATTTTGCCGGTTACGGTAGCTGTTATCTCTCTGGCTACCGCATTCGGATTATTTGTCGGTGTACCAGCGTTGTTGGCAGCAGTGAATACCCAATTAGTGCGAATGAGTGCTTTGATGTTAGCTAACCCGGTTACGGCATTCCTTATCGCCATAACCGCTGTTATTACTGCGCTTACCATTTATAGAAAAGAAATTAAATTGGGTGTTGATGAAACAACCACGCTGGCTGACTTGTTTACCGCTATCGGGAATACCGCTACAGCGGCTTTTGACAAGATTTCAATTGGAGGATCAACGATTTCAAAAATTCTAAGTCAAATTGAGCTTCCGAGTTTTGCTGATTGGTTGACCACATTTGCTAGTTTCTTTGATGGCGCTAATGGAATACTTCGTGCATTTATGTTCGGTTTTATTGAATCATGGAGACAGATACCAGCTGTTCTTAAAGATACTTTTTACAGCATTCTCGGTGATTTAACCAATATGGTTAATTCCGCTTCCGAACTTCTCAGTAATATTGTTAACAAAGGTTTTGAAGCTGTTGGGTCAGATAAGCGTTTAACTATTGACAAAATGATGGCTCCTGAAAATGATGCTGCTGGAGCTGCTAAAAATTATTTTGCAAATGTAGCTGCGGCTGCTTCAGAAGGTTGGAACAGCGCTTCCGGATTTAAAGATGCTGCTAACAACTTGATCGCAGAATCTCAACGAGTAGCTGCTGCAAGAAAATTAAACGAAGGTCAAAATAAAGCTTCTGATCCCAACGCTTCTACGGAAGGCTCCATGCCTGCTATGAAAGCTGATAAAGGTGCTGCTGCCGAAGCGCGTAAATTTGAAAACGCTTTGGAAAGATTGCGGGATAAATATGATGGTGTTTATAAAGCTCAGTCTGCTTTGCGTGACGGAACAGCACTGCTTGATCGAGCAATGGCTGAAGGCAAAATAACTTTACAGCAGCGTAATCAGTACGTTGCTCAAATGACTGCTGAATTACGTGACCAGGCTGACCCGATTGCCGCTATAAACCGGGAACTTGATCGTGAACATAAGTTACTGGCGATGACAAGCAAAGAGCAAGAACTTTCAAATCAAATGTATAAAATTACACAAGATTTGTTAAAGCAAGGTGTATTTTTAACTGACGATCAAAATAGAGCTTTGCGCGAACAAATAGCGTTGACACAAAAGGAAA